CTTTTACTGTGTTTCACGTAAAATTACAGCTTTACTATTATATCAGTTTAAGTTCAAACTAAAACCAACTAATAATGGCTAAGTTTAGATGTGAAAAATGTAAGTGTGAAAAAAATATTTTAAAACAAACTTTAGTTTTAAAAAAAGAAAAATTTATTGTAAAAGAAGCAAAATGTAACTGTGGTAAATACATGATAGATACTACTAAATATAAAGGTTTTGGAACAAGTTTTAAAGCTGAAAATGATAAGAATGGGTAAAGGAAGAAAGAAAACACCAACAAAAATAAAGGAGATGCAGGGAACTCTTGAGAAGAGTAGGACTATTGAAAATGAAATGGTAGTGGATCAAGTTTCTCAAATGCCAGAAGTTCCTGATTGGCTTTCTGAAATTGGAAAGAAAGAATTTGAAAAGGTTACAACTCAACTTTTTAATTTAGAAATGTTATACTCAGTTGATTTAAAATTAGTGGAAGCTTACGCAAATGAGATTTCTCTTTACTTGGAATGTGAAATGAAGCTCAGAAAAGAAAACAGAATAGATGAGTTTCAATCATCAGAGGGAATAGTTTTAAGAAGGCAAGCATCTCCTTTAGTTAAAATGAAAAATGATGCATTAAATAACAGTCTTAAATTAGCTGCTCAATTTGGATTAACTCCAGTTGCCAGAGCTTCAATTGCTGCTCCAGTTACTACTAACAATACTCAGATAAATAATTATTTTGACTAAGTTTTATTTTGACAAAGAAGCCGCTTCAAAGGCAATTGGATTTATTGAAACTTTTTGTACTCACACAAAAGGAGAACTTGCTGGGAAGCCTTTTCTTTTAGAAGATTGGCAAAAGAAAATAATTGGAGATTTATTTGGTTGGAAACAAGAGAATGGATTGAGGAAATATAGAACGGCTCTTATACAATTGCCAAGGAAGAACGGGAAAACAACTTTAGCAGCTTCAATAATTTGTTATGTTTTGTTTTCTGAAAAAGAAAGAGGAAATGAATTGTATGCTGCAGCTGGAGATAGAGGTCAAGCAAATATTCTATTTTCAATAGTTTCTAATATGGTAATACAAAACAAAGAACTTTCATCAAGAGCAAAAGTGTTTAGAAACTCAATTACAAATGAAAGTAAAGGAAATTTTTTTCAAGCTATTTCTTCTGATTCAAAAACCAAGCATGGATATTCGGCTGGATGTGTTATCATGGATGAATTGCATGTTCAGCCTAATAGGGATTTATATGATACTCTTTTAACTTCAACAGGTGCAAGAATTGAGCCTCTTTTTATTAGCATAACAACTGCTGGATATAATAAAAATTCAATAGGATGGGAGGTTTATAATTATGCAAAACAAGTTCAAAATAAACTAATAGAAGATTCAAGTTTTTATTCTGCAATTTATGAAGCTGATATTGATGATGATATTACTGATGAAGAGGTATGGAAAAAAGCCAATCCTAATTATGGAATAAGTTTACGGAAAGAATATATGAAGAGAGAATCTCAAAGAGCTGTTGATGTTCCATCATATCAAAATACTTTCAAGAGATTAATGTTAAACATCTGGACTGATTCGCAAACAGCTTGGATAGGTGCAAAGGAATGGGAACTTTGTGAAGGAGATGTTGATTTACAAAAATTAAAAAATAAAGAATGTTATGTTGGATTAGATTTAGCATCAACAAGAGATATATCTGCTCTGGTTTTACTATTTAAAGAAGAAGAAAAGTTTATAATAGTTCCATACTTTTTTATTCCAGAAGAGAATGCAAAGAAAAGAAGTGAAAGAGATAAAGTAGATTATGTAACCTGGATAAGAGATAACCATATTATTGCAACTAATGGAGATGTTACTGATTATAACTTTATAAAACAAAAGATTTTAGACTTAGGAAAAGAATATTTAATTCAATCTATTTGTTATGATAGATGGAACGCTTCACAAATGGTTATTGATTTACAAAATGAAGGAGTTCCAATGGAGCCATTTGGCCAAGGGTTTGTTAGTTTATCAGCTCCATCAAAACAATTAGAAGCTTTAATATTAGGAAAAGAAATTATTCATAATAATAATCCAGTATTAAAATGGATGATTGCAAATACTGTTATGGAAGAGGATGCAGCAGGAAACATAAAACCATCAAAGAAAAAGAGTTCTGAAAAGATTGATGGAACAGTTGCTTTAGTTATGGCTCTTGGATGTTACATGACTGAGGGAGGTTATAATTCAATTTATGATGATAGAGGATTATTAATGTTATGATATATATATATTCAGCAGATGGATTTGTGAGAGAGTTTTGGGATAAAGCTAAAGAACATAAGACATTAAAAGGTGCATATGAATCAGTAGAACAAGAACATATTGAACTATTTGGAAAAAGAAAATATTCTGATTATAATTCTTTTAGAGTTTGTAGAGATAGAAAAATAAAGGAAACAATGTTACACAACAAAAGAACAAAATAACAGTATAATTGCAAAAAATTATATAGTGGGAATACTGCAATCAATTCAAAATATCTTTACTACACCTCAGAAAAAAGAACAAAGAAGTATAAATTATAGCTTACCTTTTGGCCCTTCAACTCAAGTTTCTCCAGAAACAGCTTTAACTTTTTCAGCTGTTTGGGCTGCTATGAGATTACTTTCAGAGAGTATATCTACACTTCCAGTTGGAGTTTTTAGAAGAGAAAATAATGGAGATAATATTGAAGTTGTTTCTGATCTTTCTTTTTTAGTTAAGTATCAACCAAACTCATATCAAAACAAAATAACTTTTTATGAAAAGATTATTATGGATATGTTATCAGATGGTAATTCTTATGTTCAAATTGTAAGAAATAGAAACGGAAGAGTATTAGAATTGCTACCATTAAACTATGGAGATGTAGAAACATATACATTAGATAATAAATTATATTATTCAGATGAGAAGTCTGGGGAAACTCATGACTCTGAAAATATACTTCATTTCAAAATGATTACAGGACCAGATGGAATAACAGGACTTTCTCCAATAGAACAATGTAAAAATGCAATTGGATGGGGAATGGATGTACAAGAGTACAGTTCCACATTCTTCAAAAATGGTGGAAAATTGTCGGGGATATTGGAATCAGATAGAGCACTGTCAGAACAGGCCATAGATAGATTAAGGAATAGCTTTAATAAAAATTATGGAACTTTAAATGGTAGTAACCAAACGGCAGTATTAGAGGAGGGATTGAAATACAAAAGTATTTCAGTAACCCCCGACCAAGCTCAGTTTTTAGCATCAAGACAATTCTCAATTCAGGAGGTTGCAAGAATATTTGGACTTCCTCCACACCTACTTAAAGACCTGAGTGCCAGTTCTTTTAATAATATAGAAATGCAATCTCAAGAATTTGTTTCTTATTCTTTAATGCCTTATATATCAAAGATAGAATTGGAAATGAGTCTTAAATTATTTAGAAGAAATAACATTGGAAGAGAATATATCAAGTTTAATGTAAACGGATTACTCAGAGGAAACGTAAAAGATAGAGCAGATTATTATAAAACTGCAATAACAAACGGATGGATGAGTATTAATGAAGTTAGACAAAAGGAAGATTTAAATAAGATTGATTCTGGAGATGAAAATTATCTTCAAATGAACATGACAACTATTAATAAAATAGGAGAAGATGCCAGCTGAGGAATGTAATAACGGAAAATGGAAGTGGGGAGAAACAGGAGCTTGCATATATGAAACTCAAGAGGAAGCTGAAAAAGATAATGAAGATTATTACAGAGATCAAGTTGGAACAATTATTAGTGATGGAATAGAATTACCTGTTTTTGATACAATTGAGGAAGCAGAAAAAGAAGCAGAAAAATTAGGAGGAACAGGTTATCATGAACATACTATAGATGGAAAAGTTTATTACATGCCATTTAATACTCATGAAGAAGCAAAAGAAGCATTAACAAAAGAAGATAAAAAAAGAGAGATTAAAGTTTGGGATAAAAAATATAATAAAACAATTATGGAAAAAAGATTATTTAACATTGAAAACAGATTTGAAACAAAAGAAGATGGCCAAGAAGTGGTTGTTGGATATGGAAGTATTTTTAATAGCCGATCCGAAAACTTGGGAGGATTTTATGAATATATATCTCCAACTGCAATTAGTCAAGAAACAATTGAAAAATCAGACGTTAGAGCCCTCATAAATCATGATGCAAATTTAGTTTTAGCAAGAAGTACAACAGGAACTTTAGATTTGTCTATTGATGAAAAAGGTTTGAGATATGAATTTTCTATTCCAGAAACTTCTTATGGAAAAGACTTAGCTATTAATATGAAGAACGGAAACATTAATCAATCTTCATTTGCATTTACTGTTGGATCAGATGAATGGAGTACAGATGAAGATGGAAATGATGTTAGAACAATAACTTCAATTGATAAATTATATGATGTTTCTCCAGTTACATATCCTGCTTATTCTCAAGCTGATTCTGATTTAGTAGTAGCTCAAAGAGGTTTAGCAATGTATAAAGAAAAACAAGAAATAAAAGAAGAAGAAAACGATTTAGTGGCGCGTTCGTTGGCAAAACTAAAAATAGAATTAATAAAACGAACAAAATAAAATAATAATAAAAAATTTTTTAAAATGAAATCAAGTATTGAATTGAAAGAAATGAGAAATGATATTATTGATTCTTTAGAAGTAATCAAAGAAACTGCAACTGCAGAAGAAAGAGATTTAACTTCAG